TGTTTCTAATTTCTTCTCTTGTGGTGTTCTTGTATCCGGATAAAGTTCCTTTTCTGTTACTACTTTATTATCACGTGGTGGTAAGGCTGGTGGTTTATCACGTGGTGGTAATTTAGGTTTTTCTTTCGGTGTATAATTTAATGTCTTCTTTACTTCTTGTTTCTTTACTCTTGTTTTTTTAGGTGGTAAATCAATCTTCATTAATGGCTTACTCCTTGTTTGAATAAGTTTCTCATTCTTGTGATCAACTCTAAAACCATTAGATTCAACTAATTTAATTAATCCATTTCTATCAGTCCCTTTGGGTATCTGTATTTTAGATAATCTATTATGAGCTGATACTAAACGTCTAATTTCTGCTGATGTAAGTTCACCTTTCAATTTACCAGTTTTATAAGGCATATCTATACCATAAATAGATAGTTTTTTATTATATTCATAATTATTAATTTTTTTTAATTCTTGATTCTCTAAATATAGCTTCTCGGTGAAATCAAGTAATTTCATGAGTGTTCTATCGCCACCTTTTAATTCATTATAATCTTTATCAATTCTATTGTTCCATCTGTTTAACTGTACCGAGTGTTCGTGTCCAGCATTATAATATTCTTTTAAAAATACTTTCATAACTTCCATTCTATATATATAGTATAGATTTTATTTTTAAGTATTAATCGCAGAAGTGAGATTTCACAAGTGAGATCACAGAAGCGAGATTTAAATTCATATAATTAATATATTGATATACTTATAAATGGAGTTATCAAAAACACACAGTAAAAATGATCTCATGGAGTTAATCAATACATTAGAACTTAAAGTCGTATTCAGCCACGCTGATAATAAGAAATCTATTCAAGATAAATTACTTGAACTATTACAAAATAAAGAATTACAAAAAGATTTTAAAGTTAATAATGTTTACAAAATTAAATCTTATAAAGACTTGAAATATTATCTTATCAACAAGAATCCTAAAAAAACATTAACTATAAAAGAAAAAAATGATGTTATGAAAATATGTAAGAATATTATCCATTATTGTAATAATGGTCAGCTTGTTGAATTAAGTAATTTTTACAATGATAAACAACAAATTCAAGATGATATGTTATATATTATACAATTCGGTGATATACCTTCTGTTAGACGATGCTGTAAGCTAATGAATAAATTTAAAAAACTTGAAGAACATTATATACCTTTAATTTCACCACAAGTACAAAAAAGAATCAATGATAAAATGAATACTAAAACAACTATACTCAATAAACTTGTTATTAAAAGAGAACCTGTAACTATTTCATTTTCTTAATTTCTTTAAGTGGTGCGTAAAAAAAACATAATTTTTATGTATGCTAAATATAAATGACCAGATTACAACAAGATTTAATAAATGGTAAAAAAGCAGAACATAAAGTTAAACCAATACTTCAAGAATTATTCGGTAAATTAAAATCAACAGATACTTATAATGATAAAGAACGATTTGATTTTTATAACAAATCATATTTCATCGAACATAAAGATAGACCCACAACTAAATTCGGTAGATATGATTCTTTATTTTTTGATAAAGTCAAGTATAATAGATATTTAAGTCTTGTTAAAGATAATCCTAAATTAAGATGTTTTATTGTATGGAGCTGTAAAGATGATAGATATATGTGGGAGTTTACACAAGATAAAGAAGAATTTTATGAACAAGTGAATTGTTTTGATCGTGGGCGTGGTGGTGTTGAAGCTACAAAAATGATTCATGTCCCTAACAAATATATCTCTCCTTTCAGTGATTTTTACACAGAATAATTATTCTAATTGATCGCCGATACTATCCCACCCTTCTACTTTTTGTCTGGCGAATATTTCTATACGTGGTATATCACCACATAATTCTACTATTTTATCTCTTGTTATATTCGGTTTTTTACTATGTTCTTCTATAGGTGATTCTATAACAGAATGAACTGAATGAGAAACTGATTTAGGTTTTCCTTTTACGGCTAATAAACAAAATTCCGGATTGCTTCTTGTCCATGAACCCATACCCCAAAAATTAGTATCTGTTGATTTCTTATTTTTCTTTATCCAAGTAAAGGCTATTGTTTTATACTCGAACCCCCAAGATTTTATTGTATATAATGCTTCGGGTAATAAGGGAGCTGTCGCCCACATAAACATAACACAATCTTTATCTGTTTCAGGTAATTTAAAATCATAAATATCTATCATTCTCATAGCAGTATAAGGTTGTCCTTTTTTACTTCTTGAAGGTATGGATTGTCCTGTAGCTGTATAATTCCATGGTGGATCAACATAAATAATTTTATAAGACATCTTTTATTTAAGATTATAATTTAAAATTTTAATCTAAACTATATATAAAATGGATATTGATATTGGTGAAATCCCTGAAATTATTTCGAAAGCAAGACCGAATCTTAAACATAATAGTGTAAAACAATATGAAGCTCAATTAAGAAAATTACGAAATATCTTTAAAAGTGATAATTATGATTTCTTAAAAAAACCTGAAAAAGTTAAAGATAATATTCAAGAATTACATTTTACAAGTCAACGTAACATTTACAATGCTATTGTTATTTTATTAATGGCTCTCAATAGTGATAAAGAATATGATAAACTTATACAAACTTATGGGGAGATGCGTGATGAATTAAATAATAAATATGAACAAGAACAAAAATCAGGAGTTATTAGTGATAAACAAAAAGCGAATTTTGTTGATATGAGTGAAATTGAAAGTATGATCTCACAATTGAGATCTCAAGTTATGCCCTTAAAGAAAAAGAATAAATTAACAAAAATGGATATTTCAACTATTAGAGCATGGGTTCTATTTAATATGTTAAGTCGTATCCCTACTCGTAATGACGCATCTAATCTTTTGTATATTACACAAAAGGCTTATAAGAAATTAACTGATGAAGAAAAACAAAAGAATAATTATCTTGTAGATGAAAGAAACAATATGAAATTCATTTACAATGTTTATAAAACAAGTAAAAAGTATGGTGAAAATGTAATCTCTGTACCTGCTGATCTAAAACCTATTATGAGAACTTATATTAAATTAATGGATTATAAAACAGGAGATAATATTATGCCTATGAGTAGAAATGCTATCTCACAACTGTTATTAAAAACAAGTAAAAAACTTATTGATAAAAGTATTAGTTCTACGATGATTAGAAAATCATATTTATCCAGTAAATATGGTGATATGAAAGAAGAAATGAAAGAAGATGCGAAGATGATGGGTCATTCTGTAGCTACTGCACAAAAGGTCTATACTAAAAATAGTGAGTAAATTAATTCTTCAGGGATTCTATATCTATCAATTCTATTCGTCCCTTTACCTAAAAATTTTAAATCTTTAGGTTGATTTAATTGACTACCACAACCCACTTTATCTAATAAAACTTTATGTTTTCTTAATTTAGTTCTCTTTTCTTTTGTATTACATATAACTTTTTCACCATTTATTATTTCATAACCATTCGCTAATACTTGATTATGTTGTTTTGTATTTTCTATCATATTACCACATGAACCACTACCATCACATAATAAAGCATTAAACTTCTGTTTATTAGTCCATATACGTGTTCTTTTTTTGTATCCCCAATCACTATACATACAATAGTCTACATCATAAAAAGGTAATCCTTTCATAATATCTCTATTTTTTAAATTACCTGTTTGTGGGTTTTCTATAAACCATAAAGAAGGATTAAAATAATCTATGATTTCTAATGCTTTTAAAACTAATTTATCTGCTTCATCTTGATCTTTTATATTTTGTTCTTTTGTATAAATAGAACCATCTTTTAATTTTCTACCAAACCAGCATTTCTTTAAGCGTGAATAATTAGTACACGGCGGTGAAGCCCAAACAATATCAAAATAGTTTTTAGGATATTGTTTATAATTAAAATCCATAATATCAACTTTATGATCAGCTGGTAATAGTAAATCAACTGATACTGATGTCCAACCTATCGCATCACAACATTTACCTATTGATCTTGTCCCTGAAAATAATTCTAATACTTTAATCATTTATATATATACTTATAAAAAAATTAAGCATTAAATACCGAGAACTGACCATCATTGAGTTGAGCTACACGATGATATTCACACCAGTTTCTCATCGTGGTTACAGCACCCCGCATATCAGTCGCCTTTATATGTAGTTCAATACCACGAACACCTACACGACCACCGGTGAGCCTTGTAGAATTTAAGAAGAAATTACCGGATAATTGAGCTTTCGTATCTAATCCTTCGAATTTAGCAGTAGCACCATATCCTACACCCTGTCTATTATATTCATCACGAGTAATATGTACCATAACCTGCGAATCTTGTAATAGTGAATAAAGACGAGCTGTATTAGTAATATTAGATGAAAACTCAAACTTATCATTATATCTTAAATTGTATGAAAAACCACCAACAAGAAGACTGGCGTTTCTGGTTGTAGATAATGCTCCCAGACCTTGTAGGAGATCATCTTCATTCTTTCTATCAGCATTAAATACAGTTAATACTTTACTTACTTCACGATTAGCCATACCCAGATTTCTTACAGTATCATTTTGTAGAGATGCTTGTGTAACGCTTGTAGATACCGCACGATAATCAACAAACGAAAAAGTCATTTGTTTATTCGCATCAGCATATCGCTCCATTTCATCAGTCGCACCATAGTACACATAATCAGCACAGAATTTAAGTTCATTACGATCAATCAAGAAATCCTGATCAGCCGTCCCACCAAGTTTAACAGCACGATGCGTCTTCGGTGGTCTAAATGTAAGCTCAATAGTCAGGGGCATCTCCATCATATAAAGTGGTAATTGAGTTGTTTTCATGAAAGGGAATAAATCACCCATATCAATAGAATAACTCGGTGATTCAGCAGGAGTAGATCCGTCCATAGTAGCAAAAGGCATCTGTAAAAATTGACTTGTAGTACCATCATCGGTGATATCACGTCCTACTTCTAAACCATAATGTGTCGCTAAATTAGACGTACCAGCATCAGCTACATCATATCTAAAGGCGTGGTTCATACAACGACCAGTCGTATATAACTCACGTTCTACATTGTTTTCATTAGAAATTCTGGTAGAATGAAATGCTTGAAGATGATCCCACGAAGAAATTTCATTGATAACAACATTACCACATTTTAGAACTGCTTTCTCAACAAGATTACCTACACCGACACCAACCGGATACATAGCACGAGAGACATCTTCATGGGGAATTAGTGAAATAAATACCTTCGATTTACTATGCAAAAATCCCTTCTGTTGAAGCTGAAATCTGGCGAAGCCAGTAACACTATTACCAGCACCTTCATTGAAAACAACCGGTTCAAGTAGGTCAGTTTCTATTTCTTGTATGTAATTAACCGGAACAGAACCAAGACGCATGAAATCCGGAATAGCAGGGGCAAATTTACCCATAGTAGGCGGAGCTTTATTTAGGGGCGGTGGCTCATCAGTAGCAAAAGGGGGTTGTCCTGTAGCACTCATATTTATATAGTTATTTATATAAATATTATATCACAAAAATAATAAAATAAAATTGTATAGAAATTATTAACATAATTTTATAGAGTATAGAAAATATTAATCTAATGAATAAAATCCATCTTCATCTTGTTTTATTGTAAATTTTTCAGCTACTATATTATGAATTAAAGCAGGGTCATTTTCATCTTCATCGCTCTCACTTGTGAGATCTTCACTTAAACAATCCCCATCATATAAAAAACTTACATATTCATATAATTCTTTTACAAATGTATATGTATCTTTATCAATTTTATTATCGAAATGTTCTTCAACAAACATAATAATATCATTTTTATCACAACTCATTTTATATTAAACATATATTTTATTTTTGATAATTTTACTTATTGAATCAGCTGGACCCCATTAGCCGACCATACTAAAACCGCACGGCTCTTAACATAAATGAATACTGATTGTGGTGAATCATCAGTTAAATCACTTTCAATAGATACTCCCCATTGTTCACGTGAAAAATCGGCTCCTGTATTAAACTGACTATATTTCATACCAAGACCAAACAAGGCACCACCATCTGCTAAATCATTATAACTATCATCAGCCGTCCCTAAATTATATGCTCGGTTATTGTTCTGTGAAGAGACAGAACATCTATCATCAATATAAGTAGGAATTACACTATCAACAAATTGTTTTAATACTTGTGGATCTACAACAGCAACATTATTATCTTTGTCGAAGTTAGTTACGATATCATACTCGCAGGGAAATTTAGAACCACCACGTAGCCACTGAATTCTTTTTAGAAAGGCGAGTTCTCCACCGGATTTAGAAGGGTAAGTCGTAGCATTACCATTCTGTGTAATTGTATTAATATGAGAAGATGGACAGAAATTCATGAATACGGATTGTACTTGTTTTAGACCAAGACTGAATTGTAGTTGAGCATTTGTAGAATTAATAGACGTATATAGAGAAGTAATCGTATTGAATTCACGCTGTCCAGATGATTGTTTAGATAATGTGGCCATTTGATCAGCAGGGACATCTTCAATCTCACAAGTGAGTTCTAATTCACTTAATTGATAATGAGCATCACCAACTTTAGAACTATCCCCATCAGGATTAAATAGACAGGCTTGATCCGGTGAAAGGTGAATCTCAATCTGGATACCCCCAAAAGATGTATCCATAAGATTAATCGGCTCACCCGTCCCCAGAAATCCACACATAAGATTAGCAGAGAAACTATTAACAACTTGATCAGCAGTAACACCAGCAGCATTACCGATAACAGTTTTAAAGAATGTTTCAGGGTTAGGCATAATTAAATTAGTCGCTCCCATGAAAGACATTAAATCTTGTTTAGAACTGGACAATCCTAAATAACTCTGTAAATAACGTGGATACGCACGAATATGTTCACAAATTTGTTTTGATTTATTATGACGAATAATTAACTGATCCATAACATTATAAATACCGAGCCTATTATCCATAGTAACACGATCATCACCGCTGTCCGTTTCTAATACAGGAGTAGGTGATAAAGCATTATCTTTAAAAACAGCAAGATTACCTGCTATACGGATTGATTTAGGGTTAAGAATACCATTTTGAGATTGAATGGTGAAGGATAGAACCGGAAAACCATTTTTAAAACTTACTTTACCATCACTGGGAATATTATCAGGGCGGATACTTATATATCTACTGGTCATTTTATATTATTTAAAATATAATATTTAACAAAAAGAAATAAATAAAAAAAGATTTACTTAAATTTACTGAACAACACCCACAGCACCCGAACCTTTCATCATCAGTTTTCTTATATGAAACACAAAAGAGTTAATCATCTTCGGTTTCGTAGGAGCCGATGATTCTTCATATTTTAGTAGAACCGAAAGGTCTTTACCACGCATATCCATAGCACCTGACCCAATCGCAAATCCACGAGATAATACCCAATTTTCAAGATATTTAACAAAAGATCTCGGGACGATACCAGCGTTATCAAGTCCTTTTTCTAATTCGAATATATGGAAAGCATCAATACTTTCACGTGTAGCACACTTCTTCACAGATACAGGACGAGATGGTACAAGCTTACCATTAATTACATACTGAACAGAAGTTAAGAAATCACAAATACCAGAATAGCCAGAACGATTACTATTTAATCCTAAATCAGCTTCATCATCCGTAATTTGATAAGTATCATTACTGGATACTAAACTCGCAGATTTGTATACAGTTGAATCAGTAGGACATACTAAAATGGATTTCGCCCTTGAATTTTGAGCATGAACCAAAAAGGACGTCTGCCTATCACTGGCTAAAAGTGAATTCTTGTAATTAGTAACAGAATGAATATCGAACTCTATAGCCTTACCTTCACGAACTTTAGCCATCATACCTGCTTCTACTTTAGGGTCAAGAGATACTTGATGAACAACAAGATTAAAATTAGAAATAGTGAAAGATGGTTTGTATACACCAGCAACAGCGGGCGATAATACCGATGTACTAAACAGACTCCAATTTTGATCAATCTGTTCACCACTATTCTGTGTAATAGCACTCGCACATTTAAGTTCTAATAGTCCATTAGAAGAAGCACTAATCTCACTGATTACAAATGGAGCAGTAAGGGTGGCTTCAGTTTTATCACTTCTTTTAATAAGATTAATAGATTCACCTACAACAAACGGGCATCTATCAACTAAATCATCTCCTACAAGGTTATTATCTTGTTTAATATAAATAGTCGCAGGGGCAGTAAGAGTCCCAGCATCCGCCCAAGGATTAGGAGCGGTGATAGAACCATTAAGTGAATGGAAAACAGGGTTGAGAGTTAAACGGCGGTCTTTAATAGCCGTGTCTAATTGTTTAATAACTTGTTCAGGACGAACAACATCCCACTCTAAATATAATCCATTAGACATCATAACTGGGAAGATCTTACCAGAAAATACTCCGCTATGAATAGGAACACAACACTTAACAGTTGTGAAATCAGCATCCGTAAGGGTCGCCGTTTTACCAGCACCACGCTTGAAATAAGGATTAGTCATGGTGTCGGTGTATTCACTTTTAGTATTACCGAGCGTACCACTATTAGGGACGGAATATGCAGTCCCACCTTCTTGTAAGGCACGAAGATTTCTTTTAGAAGCATCCGTATCATAATCATATTTTAAGGCTACAAGTTCATTATATTCATTGATTTCTTCAATAAGATTACCACGTGTACCATCATATATACGTAGGTTTCTAAATAATACACCAGCACCAGCGTGATCTAATTGTAGAAGTGTGGGTTTTTCACCAGAAGGAAGACTAATTTTAAGATCGAATTCTAAAAAGGTTTTCTTACCATCCATAAATTTAATTGATGGCGGTACAAATAGAGAGATTTTCTGGCCACCGCTAAAAGATAATCCATTTTCGCTGGATATTTCTACTTTTGTTTCACCGATTTGAACTACATCATCTGGTCGCCAATAATTAGACATTTTATATAATACCAAATATATTTAATTGAGTGAAAATATAATAAAAAAAATAAAAAAAAATATCAATATATAAATGAGTGTAAAGGCACCACCAGAAGTTTTAGAAGTATGGAGTCCTGAATGTGAAAGATTATTAGCTGAATGGAGTGAAAAAGGTTCTTGTTATCGATGGCTACATAATACAAGTGAAAAGAAATATAGATCAAGATATTATTGTTTTAGTATACCTGTTATCATTTTATCAACTTTAACAGGGGCGGCTAATGTGGGTATGGATAGTTTTATTACCGAAGAAAATAGACCGATGGCTTCTGCTATTGTAGGTGGTATTAATATATTCGCTGGAATATTAGGTACATTACAGAATTTCTTAAAAGTAGCAGAAACAATGGAAAGTCATAGAGCATCTGGTATATCATGGTCTAAATTAGGACGTAACATATCAATTGAATTAGCGATAGATCCGGTGAGACGAACTAATGCTCACGATTTTTTAAGTATTTGTAGAGCTGAATATGATAGACTTATAGAACAATCACCAACCATAGATGATGATATAATTAATACATTTAGAAAAAAATTTAAATCTTATGATGTAAGTAAGCCTGCGATAACAAATGGTTTAGATAAATGTATTATATATACAAAAAAAGAAGATAGAGATAAAGATTTACAAATTATAAAACAAGAAAGTGAAGATGAAATGAGTTCTCCTTAAAACTTTTCTTCTAAACAATGATATAAATTATTTAATTGTTTGAATGTTTCTTCATCACCACCCTTATCAGGGTGATGTACTTTACATAATTTATGGTATTCTTTTTTTAAATCTTCGAATGAATTAGATTTCTTCAAGTTATTAAATTCTGGTTGTATCTCACAAGTGAGATTTTCATTTATCTCACTTCTGTGATATTCATTAGAATCATTAAAACAATGAAAAGGATTAAAGGGTTCTTTACATTTCTTATATTTCTTTTGATTTTTAATTTCATTATCTCTTTTACATTTATAGCAAGGATAATAGCTGGGTTGTCCATGTATGCAGTATATCCTTGAAGCGTATACATTTATAAATTGTTGATTTTCTTCATCATCATCATAATATCTTCTTTCTTTAAAATCAAGTCCCATAATAAAGAATATATATTTTATTTCTAATATTTGTTCTTTTTCTTTGTGATTTTTTTTTCATTTTTTTTAGGTTTAGATTTTTTTGTTTTTTGATTACTTGAAGTTACAGAGCTTACCTTCGCCATATCGAAGATTTCTTGTGGTTTTATTTTTGTATTATTCTTTTTAGGCATAATGATATCTTCACTTGATTTATAAGAAGGGGTATATCCATTCATTTTATATTAATAAATTATATTTTAAATTTATTATATTATTTATTATATAAATAATGTCGCTTATAATTTGTAGTAATTCTAAAGATGATAGCAGTGAAACAAATAGTCAATCTATTTTTAAACCTTATTCTTTCAGGAATGGTTTATCATCTACATATACTATCCCTAAAAATGGACAGGTGGCTTTACAAAGTGTAAAATTTAATCTTGATGGTACTATCGCTTTCGCTGGTAATGATTATCTTATGTATCAGTATTATGGTGAAGAACTTGAAGATGGAGATGATATCACACTTCTGTCTTCATCTGTACCTATACCCACACCTTTATCTAATAGCGGTAGTATTGTAGAAGAATTAACCAGTGAAGAATTAATGACCAGATTAGCGAAACAATTAAATGATCGTATTTTTCACCCACAATTAAGAAATCAGGTATCTACAGATGTAAAGAGAAATGCTACAACAAATGAATTAGAAGCATACCAGATTTCTTATGGATACTATGATTTAACTGATTCGCAGATCATTGACCCGATATATGTAGAAGATATAGGATCTTTTCTGGGAAGGTTTGATCTTGATTATAGGGGTTTCGAATGGGACGGAGAAAACTTCACCACCATAGAACCGGCTATACCTAATGATAACCCAAGAGCAGGTATACTAACACAAAACCCTATATCTCTACATAATGGGGTTTTAGTAGTTAATTTTGAAGCTACTGAAGATAAAGAGTGGGCTGTAGGATTATCTCGGTTCGTTAATCATGCTGAAGGCGATGATATACATCCTTCTTATTTTTCGTGGGGAAGAAGTACTGAACGTTTAGACGAAAAATTTTTCTATGATGTAATTGTTTGTAGAGATGGAAATAATCTTAAAATTTATCATACACCAGTAGATAGTAGTTTAGGTGATGGTACTGATGAATATTATTTATGTAGTAAAGAAGTTACATATGGTAATCATGCCATAGCGTATCCGTATGATCTTGATGGAAATGCTCAATCGTATACAAAAGTAAAATTCACTTGTACCGGACAACAAATTAAAATAGAAATGCTGGACGCTGATGATACAGCAACTACACTATATGAATATGAAGCAAGTTTAGATAAAGACCAAAATATTAAATTAATCAATCAAGCAATGTGGAATATGTATCCTGTATTATATCTTGAAGCTACTGATGATGATTACGGTGAATCATTAACATTAGAAGCTTTTACTGGGGTGGGTGATATTTTCAGTGGTGATAATATTTTCGCTCTTGATAATTCATGGTATAATTTTGTTGAAGAAGATTCTACTGAAGCATTAGCACAAAGTCTTGAAGCGAGACCATGGAATGATCTGGGAGTAGCTGATACATTAGAACACAAGGGGATTTTAACTGGTAGTAATCAAGTTATAGATTTAGAAAACTTTTTAATTACAAAACAAGATAATTCAACATTTGTACCATCTATAGGAGCTAATAGTTTTGATGTGTTAGGAATTCTTACATCTCCTACAATGGAATATGTTTATGGAACAGGAAGCGATAGTACAAAACGAACCTTTACAAGTGAAGCTGTCCCTAAATTGATTTCAGCAAGAACAATCTTTTTAAGAGTTGAAAATTTAGCAAGTAAAGTAACTAATGCTTTTATGGGTAATCGTTCTAATATTATAGCCCATTTACCCAGATTTGATGGACAAGTTGAGACCGGCCGTATTTATCACGAACCAAAAAATTTAATCTTTTTAGATATAGGAAACAGCGAAGAGTTTAAAATTAATAGTTTTGATTTATCTTTCTGTTATAGTAATGAGCAGTATTGTACGGCTTTGACCGGCCAGAGTGTGGTAGTGCTATATATAAAAGGAAAAGGAGATTAATTGTTTCTAATAAAAACGAATTAAATTAATCAATTATTTTATTTATATTTAAGTTTTTTTTATCTAATTTATTATATTTTGTTTAATATAATGGAACAATTACCGCAAGAATTACAATTAGATTTTGTAGATCCGGATACAGGAGAAGAGAATCCTAATTTCATATATACTGATGTACCGGAGATGAATGATACAGAAGAAGAAGAAATTGATGTCGTGGAGCATCTTACAATTGAAAAAGAAGATATAGATATTAATTCTATATTCGATAAGGCTATGAATGATGTGGGTGGATTAGATACTATTGAAACAGAAATCCCTGAAGCTGTCCCTGAAATCTCACTTGTGAAATCTCCAAAGAAAATACCTGAAAGTGTCCCTGTAATCTCACAAGTGAAATCTAATGTAAAACCAGTAAAATTAAATAAGAATGGACAACCACGTAAAAAAAGAGTATATACTGATGCCCAGCGTGAAGCTATGAGAGAACGCATGAAAAAAGCAAGGGAACAATCCGGTAAAAACAAAGCAAAGAAACAAGAAGAAAAAGCACAAGAAAAGAAATACAAAGAATTAATGAAACAAAAGAAACTTTTAGAAATGGACGAAATTGAAGAAAAGATTAAAAAGAAGAAAGAACCGAAAAAAGAACCAGCACCGGCACCGGCACCGGCACCGGCACCGAAAGGACTATCCAGAGAAGAATTAAAACAAGCTCAATTCGATGCTATCCTTCAATATGAAACTTTAAGAAAACAAAGAAAAGCAAAAAAGAAACAAGAAGAACAAATTAAACAATATAAACAAGATGTTGAGAATTCATTGAAGAAGGAGTTAGGATGGAGAGATATAGCTGGTGAATATGCGGATTGTTTTTAAGAATTTAAAATGTATGTTACTATAAATGCCTTTATTACTTCATGGTGATTGTTTAGAATTAATGAAAGATGTAGAAGATGATTCAGTTGATTTAATATTCTGTGATCTCCCATACGGACAAACAAGCTGTAAATGGGATTGTAAAATAGATATGAATAAGTTCTGGATAGAAATAATGAGAATTAAAAAATTAAATACTCCTATATTCTTTACAACAACAACTAAATTCGGTGTTGATTTAATTACATCAGCACCGAAGAAATGTTATTTCAGATATGATTTAGTATGGGTGAAGTCTGCTCCTGCTGGATTCTTATCAGCTAAAAAGATGCCTATGAGAAAGCATGAAATGATATATGTATTTTATGAAAAATTACCATTCTATGATTTAAGTTCTCATAAACATAAGTTCATTAAAGAAGAACCAGAACCAGAACCAGAACCAGAAAAAAAATATGAAGGAATATATGGTGGTATGGAACAAGCAGATATACAATATAGAAAAATGGGTAGAAAAGGCAATGAATCTACATACAACCCACCGCTCCCTGTATCAGTTGTGAAACAAGAACCAGAACCAGAACCAGAATATATACTAAATGAAGAATATGATAAAAGAGAAAAGAAATCAAGAAATACAATTAAGAAACAAGAAATATATGATAAAGGGTATTTAGAAAAGAAAGTTAATTTTAGAAAGTATGATCCAACATTAGGGGGTAAAGGATCTCCCAGTCATTTATACAATCCACCGCTCCCCACAACTATGTTAGAAATTAAATCAACAAGGGGTAAGCATTCTACCGAGAAGCCTGTAGCATTAATGGAGTGGATATTAAAATATTATAGTAAAGAAGGTGATGTTGTTTTAGATCCTACTATGGGTTCAGGTTCTACTGGTGTCGCTTGTAAAAATATGAATAGAGAATTTATAGGTATGGAGATGGATAATGAAATATATGAAGTCGCTTGTAATAGATTGTATGATTAAGTTTTTAATGTAAAAAAAATATATTTAATAGATATATAATGGATACTTCTTTACCTGAAATATTAAAAGTAAAAGATGTTATAGAGAGTGATAAGTTTGATGGTGTTCATGAAAACTTACCACAGATGCCTTCGTTGTGTTTAATTATAGGATCTGTAAGAAGTGGTAAAAGTAATTTATTAGTTAATTTCTTTTGTAATCCTAAATTTTATAAAGACCGATTCGATGTTATAAAAATAGTATCAACCACATTAGGAGCAGATACAAAAGGTAAAATATTAAATAAACATTTTGATTGTATGGATCATTATGAAGATTCTATTATTGAAGAAATAAAAGAATCACAAAGTAAACAAGAAGAAAAGAAAGATAGACCTACTTATGCTTTAGTACTTGATGATGTTTTAACAAAAGATTTCAGTAAAAATAATGCTGTATCATTTTTTTCAACAAGATTTAGGCATTACATAGATTTTTATGTAATAGCTACACAGACATTCAGGGCTGTATCATCTATGATTAGAAACAACGCTACTGATGTAATTATCGCACGTCAACAGAATAGTAAGGAGTTAGAAAAGATAGCAGAAGAATATGGTGATTTAGTAGGTGGTTATGATAATTTCATAGAATTATATAATAAAGTTCATAGTACTAAATATCAAATGATGTATATGAAATTAAGTGAGAATCCGGTTCAGGTTTTTCATAATTTCAGTGAAAGAATATATTAACCGAAGGATAACTTTGTTTAATAATTTTATTAATTAAATAATTATATTAATAATAATATAAAATGGATATACATTCGAATGATGTAGGCGATGTATCTTCTGGTAATATGAATAGAAATTCTATGTTTCAATATCAGCAAGCCGTTCAGGATCACAATTCTAAAATAGCAAAAAATATAGTTGATTTAAAAAGCAATTTAACTAATAATCTTTCACAAATGAGTGAAACAGACGCTTTAAATGGTATACATACTGGTATTGATGGATTTTTAGGGGTTCATGGTGTAAAATCAGGTTTAAAATCTTATAAACAATGGAGCCAAAATAGAAATGATAAAGCAAATGCTTTAAAAAGTAAAATCAATGAATCTTCAGGTGAAGTTAGTGGAGATGTTAATGTGGGCGTAGAAGATAACGCATCACCAGAAGTACAAGCACCAGCTAACTCAACAACAGAACCACCTGCAACGGCTTCACCCGAAGGTACACCGGCGACACCATCATCTAATACAAATCCTACAGCAGAAGAACACGCATCGGTAACAGTAGGAGATGAAGGTACAGGAGATAGTGGTTCAATGATTCATAAAGGTCTAAAAAGCGTTACAGGATTGAGTGATGATGCGATAGAAAAAGTAGGTAAAGGAGCAGGAGCATTAGGGTCTGCTGTAACTGGTGGTATTGATTTATATCAAGATCTTAAAGCAGGTAAAATAGCCGGAGATAATGGGTGGGAGAAAGCAGGTAATATAACACAAATAGGGGGAGCAGTAGCAGATGTAGTGGGTGTAGCGTTCCCCCCTGCTGAACTTGTAGGTGGAGTATTAGATTTAGTGGGTGGAGCATTAGATGGTATAGGTGAATTATTCGGTGGTGATAAAAAGAAAGAACAAGCCAAAGCAAGTGAAGAAAAAGCAGAAGAACAGCAAAAACAACAGATACAAGATGCTCCTGTAATTACTACACAGCAGACAGCAATAGCCCAAACTCAATAAATTTAATAATTATTTTATAAAATTAATTATCTATAAAAGAATATATATCTATGGACAAATCAAGCAAACCAAAAAATGCCGAGATATTAAAAGAAATACAAAAACTTTTAATTGATCTTAAAACAAATGTAAGTGATTTGAAAGTAGATGTATCAAAATTAAAGAATGATATGTTCGTTGTAAGAACTATTCATGAAATTAAAAAAGACACCGTTAAAATACAAGAAAAGAATAGTAGTGAAAGTGGTTCGTGGTTCTGGTAATCAATATCATAAACACCGAATTTTTTTCAGTTGTTTGTCTTTGTCTTTTTATTTTAATATATGTTATTACCATAAATAGCGTATAGCATAATAATTAGCACTATTTTTATCTTTCCATGTTAACTCTCCTTTTTTATTTTTAATACCTTTCGCTCTCGCTAAATATCTTTTTCTTCGTTCTTTATCATTATGATCTAATGATGAATAATGTCCTAATTTATCTTTGAATTGTTTGTACCCTTTTTGACCGAAATTAATAGTTTTACGTTTACCATCTTTTAATACTATTACAGCATACTTTTTATTTTTAGCCTTTGAAACAAAAGGTTTATAAAGTTTTTTTTCTTTCGGTTTAGCATCGCTTACCTTCGGTTTATCCATTATATGTATAATTAACAAAATAAAAATATATTATTAATTATAATGGATTATCCAGAAGTATCAATTTGTATCCCTGTTTATAAAAGAAATGAATTTTTATATTTAACATTAAGTAATATAAAACGACAAACATATCCACATGATAAATTAATAGTTATTATTGATGAATGTAAAAGTAATAATCCTTTTATAACGGACATCTCACAAGTGAGACAATATTTACATCCTATAAAATTAATTCATAAAGTTTATAATTCAAGGAGTGGTATAGGTGAAAAACGTAATAGATTAGTAAAAACAGCTACAACGAAATATATTCAGTTTTTTGATACAGATGATTTTTATTTCAACAAATGTATTGAATATAATTATGAATCATTAATACAAAATAAAGTTAAATGTTGTGGTAGTAATAAAATGTCCTTTTGTTATATAGATGATAAATTTAAATTATCCGCTATTGATTGTGGTGATATTGTTGATCTAATTCATGAAGCTACATTATTTATGGATAGAAAATGGTTTCATACAACAAACAAATTTTCAAGATTTCATAACGGAGAAGGGAGACGATTATTCGAAGGAGTAAACAAAAAAAATATTTATATAACTGATGTGAATAATGTTATGATATGTTTAGTATGGAGTGGTAATACTGTATCTAAACAACAATTTAGTCCTGATGTAATTTATAAAGAAACTGATGAAATTAAATATCTTGATGATGATTTACAAGAGTACCTTAAAACCATTATAAAATACTTAAAAAAATAAACATATCATAATATAAAATGGATAAAAAAGAATTAAATAAAATAGCTGTTAAAAAATATAGAGATAATAATCCAGAAAAAGTTAAAGAATCATACAATAAATGGAGATCTAAAAATAAAGAAAAAAGAAATCAATATTTAAAAGAATGGAATAAAAAGAATCCAGAAAAAGCAGAAAAAAATTCTTGTAAAAATAGATGGAAAAGAAGGGGTTTAAATATGGATACTTTTAATTATGTATATTCTATTTATAAAATTGAAAAACATTGTCATTTATGTAATAAAGAATTTAAAAATAAAAAAGATAAAAATATGGATCATTGTCATGTAACTAATGAGTATAGAGCAATATTATGTCGTAATTGTAATTTACAATTAGGTAAAAAAAAACAATAATTAAATATCTTGATGATGATTTACAAGAATACCTGAAAACCATTATAAAAGAGTCGTAAATAGTTTAATGTATCCTGCAATATACAATAAAGCAAATACCAAAATAAAACATTGATATTCATAATCATCCATATATAATAACTTGATATTTTAATCTCACAACTGAAATCTCACTTATGAGATGCGTTAATTACTTAAATATTTTCTATGTTATATATATAAATGGATAAAATAACCGATGAATATATTCAAAAATTAGTAAATGATCACAAGAAGAAATTACAATATCACAGAGATAGATATAACACTATAAGAAAGCATGATGAAACCTTTATGAAGAAAAACAGAGATAGAGCTAAAGTTCATTATGAGAATAATAAAGAAAAAAAGAAAGAATATTATGAATCTAATAAAGAATTAATGAATGCTAAAGCATCATACAAGTATTATCTTAAAAATGATAAAGTGGATAAATTTAAAGAAAAATATAATGATAGATATGAATTACTTGTTAATTCGGGATTCATTACTCAACCGGCTCATCATCATCATCATCATCCGCCCCAGCCTTCGCAACCGGTTGAAGCCGAAGTTTAACTAAAAATTCTTCTAATTGTTCTGGTGTCCATGCTCTTCTTATAGCTATAGAAGGTGTTTCTATATCTTCTTCGAATTGATTTTCTATTTCAGCTATCCATTTATCAACACTATGTATTTTGAAATCTTCACTACCCCATTTAGGCATAGCATGATATTGATATACACTTGAACGTTTGATATCACTCAACATTTGTCTAAATTCTTTGTATGTATATCCATCAATTTTATTCTTTTTAGGATTTTCGCTGGGTTCATCAAGATCTTTCTCATCAACCATTTTATATAATAAATAATATATTAATTATAATTTACTTTTTTTAGTGTTTTTTTGTTCTAATATATCCGCTATTACATTAAAAGAAACATTCATTTGTCTTTGTATTTTGAATAATACACTACTACTTGTATTTACATTAGCATAAGATCCATCTGGATCATGAATGGATACAGTAATACTTGATAGTTTTATAGGCTTACCAATTGTAAATTCTATATTACTTTCACCAGCAAAGAAATAATCCGCTTGTGGATTTTCTTTTGTAATAGTCCCAACAATAGGCATATTTGTAATATTACTTCTACCACCCACAAATATACTTTGTGGAACAATATCACTTCTAATAGTATAATATCCTTTTATCATAGATGTAGGGAAGTTTTCAGCTCGTAATTGAATGCTTGAAGTTTTTACATTTATATTAGGGTATATTGTTCTAAAAGTATCAAAAAGTCCACCATCACTCGAATAATTATACATACTAAAAGGTGTCGGTACATTATCGCTAAAATGTGGTTTACCATTTTCATTTGTATCCCAGTTTTTAGTATTAGTAACCTTTATATCGGCATTTGTTGTAGGGTATTTTAAAGTTTTAATATTATTATTATCAACTCTTAATATTCTTGTATTATTAGCTCCGTTGAATTGTTCATAGCTAAATCCCATTATACCCCACAATCCATCGCTCCATGTATCTTCATCATAACCCATATCTTCTAAAAATATACCGCTTTTACTATCATATACATTAAACGCTGTATAATTTAAATTAAATTCATTTAAAATGTATTTAGAACCATCACGAGCATATAAATCTGTTTGTTCTATATAAGGCACAATAGCAGGGCAAAATTCATCTAAATTTTGAAAAGGGTTTATAATATAAACAGGGTCGCCTTGATCATCAGGTATACCACTGGTTATATAATGATGATCATTAGGTTTACCCCCTTGTTTAACAGGATTAGCTATGTATCTCCCACCATCCGCAGATCTACCTGATAAATTTTCTCCTGTATGTAAATTACTTATACCGAAATGTTCTCCATCCCAAGTAATCGAAGGATTATCAGCTCCTACATATCGTCTAATTAAAAAATTACTTAACTTATTGTCTGTACCAGATCGTTTATCGGGAGTATTAGCATCCGCCCCGTAGTTAGGAGCAGTAAGACCTTCTACTAAACCTTCTCCATAATAATTAATAGCGGTTTCTTTACCATTAAATAAAGTAATAGCAGGATTACAACAAGCGGTAAAATGCATATCATACCCGAATTTTCTATGAACTTCTATAGAAGTAGTAGTAGGATTACCATTAGGATCTACCCAATGGGCTAAATCTAAATCTACTGATTGACCATTAGAAATCCTTACAGATGGGTGAATATTAATAAAATCAGTTGTAATTGTTGTAGCATCATGTGGATTAGTATATGTAAATTCTTCTTTTGTAAAACAACCATAAGTTAATTTATTTTTTCTAATATCAGGTTCATCATAATAAGTATCTTTATCATCTGGATTATAATACACTAAAAATAATTTACTATATCGTATATCAGGAGTAGAATTACTGGGATCAGCAATAGTGTGTCTATATAATGATGAACCTAAACTGGTAAATTCGCTATCTACTTTTAATTGACTACTTATTGTTATAGCTTTAATTTCTATAGCAGTCCCTACACTTAAATTACCAGTAAATCCACTACTCAATAAAGATAGTGTTTGTATCCCATCATGAGTATTACCATTACTCAATTCTATATTTCTTGTAATCTTTGTCCCACCGATAGTAACAGTCGCCGAACACAGATAAAAAAATGATCCGACTGATGTTGTAGAAGGATCATACAATGTATTTGTTCCGCCATTCCAAGGTATATCAATATCCAGAGATCCTGATGTGTAAGCAGATGAAACTGTTGTATTTACAATTTGTATAGCACTATCTATTGATAAATAATCAGGTTCTATTTCTATTAAATTATCATTAGGCACTACATTCATGTGAAAAAATCTTGTATTATTGATTGTATGAGTATGATTATAATTAAAGTTTTCAGTAGCACTTAACGGAGTTCCGTAAGTAATTTGTGCTTGTGTATCGTAAGGTGAATCAGGGTCATCGTTCCAACTTTCCCATATTTCAGGATATAATGATTGAGCATTTATAAATGCTTTTAGTTTCAATAAATTATCTTTTGTATAGGGTATATTTGTTCTTAAAGGTTCATTAATAGCTTTACTTAACTCTTGTCTTAAACTACTTCCTAAAAGTCTATCCTGACTGGTGGTTAATTTAGATCCATCATCACTGGCGTTCATATTAATAAATTGTCCAGTTTCATATAATTCAGGACGTTTCCAACCTACGACTTGATAATTATTATACCAGTTTGTTTTTGTTGATCCATCTCCTAAATCAGCTACATCATCAGGATTCCAAAATTGTTGAGTAGCACAATTAAAAGTTTTGTATGTTTCACTTTCAATAATTTTATTTACGGGCATATCTATTGAATAATTTTCAGTTTCTTTTTGATTCATCTCCGCTCGGTATATTTGTGTTGTTTCACTTATAATACCTTGTAATTTTTGTGTTAAATCATCAGCTATAAATTGAGCTGAATTGAAACCTTTATCAACATTGATAGGTAGTTTTTGTCTATATACATAATATTCTCTGTATTCAGGGGCGATAGTCCAATTATCTACTGGTTCATTAGCATCATCAAAACCAGCATTAATCTTCCAACCATCATTATCAGTAGAACCTAAATTACTATATCTACTGATAAATAATGTAAATTTAGTATTATCATTTTTAACTTTTACACATAAATCCGTTTTATCATTATAGACACATACTTGATAATCATCTTTAATCATGAAATCAAAACTCGGTATAGGTGATATATATCCGGTGGCTGTGGATTCTTTAATTTTATAAGGGACAGATGTAGCACCAGAACCATTACCGGCTGGCGTATATAACGCACCCAATCTGGGTAATCCAATATATCCTGTTCCGTTTGTATTTTTATAATAATTTAAAATTAAATTAGCTTCATTATCTCTTAATTCTATTTCTTCATCTTTCACTTGTGTAACTACCGACCATACAGGGACACGAGAAACAGGTTCTATTGTACGATTTTCTGTAATATAAGTGAATTTCTTTTTTTTACCTAATGTTTTACCTTTCAACTCAATTGTTTTCGATGAACCGGCACCTTTTTCACTAATGAATCCACTATACATAGAAACTTTATCACCAGCATTTAATTCATAAATATTAGATAGAGTATTTGTCCATTGAGCAGGGTTTTCATTATTACCGGATAATGCTTCTTGACTTCTTAATCTATTCGCTTCAATAATTTCATTTTCAATATATCCGGACATATTATATAATATACTTTAATATTTTATTTTTATAATTTAAATGTCTTACATAATATAAATGAATAAACTAACTGATAAACAAAAAGCAGATTTGAAGAAACACATGGTTAAACATAAAGATTTAAAAGATATGTCTGTCTCACAATTGAGATCTCATAGAATGGCTATGATGGTTCGTATGAGAAAAGGATTAACATTGAACAAAGCCCATAAAGAAATAATGAAAAAACCTAAATATTAAAATAAATATGTATAAATGATATAATGGTGAAAGTAACCTACAAAGGTGAATCAAGAAATATACCGGATAATTATCTTAAAGGACTTAAAGGATATGAAAGAACAAAACAAATAAAATCTATATTCGAAGGTAAAGCCAGACCGAAAATAAAGGCTCCAACAAAAGAATCATCTTATACAATTAAATTCAATAAAAAATATGGAGAACAACTTTCTAAAATGAAAGGCGGTAAATCAAAAAGAAATATAGCAAAAATAACAGGTATACCTTATAAAGCATTAGATCAAGTAATGAAGAAAGGCGAGAAGGCTTACTTCACTTCAGGATCAAGGCCTAATCAAACACCACAGAGCTGGGGTCGTGCGAGAATGTACAGCTATATTCTCGGTGGTAAAGCCAGAAAGGTTGATAAAGAAATAACTAAAAAATACAAAGTTAAGTTTCCATAATAAGTTTTAGTTTCATATTCTTTTAATTTAGTTTTTAGTTTCTCATTATGCATAATTAAATCATTCATGTTTTCATTTTCTAATCTTAATTTTTCTATCATATCTGTTAAATCTTCGATAATAGAATGAAATATTATTGTATTACTTGTAGATGTTTTCATTTTTATAATTATATATAGATATTATTATTTAAGTATGTACGCATCAGTTAAATTTAAATAAGTATATAACGAAAATTCATTAAACATTTCATCATGAACTACATTCATTAGACGTAGCCATTTATGTTTATCAGTAGGTTGAATTCTTTTTTTAACTGTTTTATTATTGTGTCTGTTAATAACTCTTCTTCTAATTGTTACTACAGGCATTTTCTATACTACTATATAGATGTGGATAGACTTTAAGTATCTATCTCACTTGTGAGATGCTTTAATCTAATAAAGTGTCTTAAATATAGTTAAAATATAGCATTTTAATCCTTTAAGTGTCCCAAATCTCACTATTGAGACACTAATTTTAAAATTAATTTCTTTAAGTAGTCATTTTACACATAATTTACATTAAAAACACTTAAATTTACATTATTATTGATAAAATAGGGACATTATAATAGATTAAACGTTATTTAAAGTATATTTATATTATATATTCATATAGTATAGAATGAAACGCCCTTATGTTATCACACTTCATTACAAAAATAAATTAATATCTAAATTTAATTTAAAATATCCTGATGAAGCTATTGACTTCGCCAGAGATAATATTATTAATTGTATGAGAGATGAAAAAGTTAATATACATGAAATTAAGAAAATGTTTTTAATGTATGTTAATCAGTTTTATAAATTAAGAATCAATAAAGTTAAATGTACCAGCAGTGATCATAAATTATTTATGGGTGCTTTATTAGGTTTAATGAAAATGAAAGTTATTGAAGATGATAATGAAAATGGTTTTATTATTACAAAAAGAAAAGTTAAAAGAAAACATTAATTACTTTACAAGAAACTTCATATCATCGAAGAATAAAGATGTTATATCATATAAATTATCACCAGCCTTACCTGTAAATTCAATATTGTTTTTCTGTTCATAATCTCTAACAACCTTATTAGCAGATCTGTTAAATTTCTTTACATCTTTCATTGTAGGTTTTTTAATTTCCTTGAATTCTTTCATTTTCTCTTTAATGAATGTTCTTAATAATTTTCTAACTTCTGTTAGTCGGTCATC